AAAACCAATTTAACAACTGCTTCTGCAGATGGACTTAATGGCTTGATAAATCTTTCAGAACACTACGGAGCAGAAGCTTTAACAGGTGGATTCACAGATTTGAAGAGTGGGTCAATTGCAGTAACAACTGGTTCTCAAGTTTACGATCTAGATGCTTTATGGGGCTCTGTTAGTGAAAGTAGCAATAGATTAGAAGTACGGAGAGTATTCCATAACCGAACTCCAGCATCAAGACGATATTTCGATCAATATGCAGGAAGTGGTAATAGTGCTATGACGGTGAGTGAATTCGGATGGCAAAATCGTGGAGCAGGGGTAACGTATACAATGTTACCGGTATATGATATATTATTAAGACAACAACAAGTTGAATTTAGTGACATCGTTAGAAAGTCAACCTATAGTTTTGAAATTCAAAATAATAAAATAAGAATATTCCCAAGACCTACTTCTGATTTCACAATGTGGTTCCAATATTTTGTAAAGAAAGATAAATATACCGATAGTTTAGGTGCAGCATCAACAGTATCCAATTTTGCTGATATAGATTATAGGTCTTTAGATTATTCATCGATCAATGCTCCTGGAATACAATGGATAAGAAAGTATGCACTAGCTTTATCCAAAGAATTATTAGGTATTGTCAGAAGTAAATATGGTTCTATACCTACACCTGGTGGAGAGATAACGGTTGACGGTGATACTCTGAGAAGTGAAGGTGCAACAGAGAAGGAATCCCTAATAGCTACTCTGAGAGAGGATTTAGAAGCATCATCAAGAAGAAATATGCTTGAGGCTAAAAAGGACGAAGCAGAATTCCTCAGAGAAACGATCACTAATATTCCATTAAATATCTATATAGGCTAATATGGGATTATTTGGTTCATATAGAGATGTAAGACTATTCAATCTTCTGAATAAGGAGCTTATAAATGAGGTCATAGGAATATCCGTTGACATCTATAAATCCTCGTTGAAGGATATGGATGAGAATTTATATGGTGAGTCTATAAATAAAGTATACTTCCCAGGTGTTCGAATTGCATGTATGGTAGAAGTTGACGAAAAGTCTTATGTATCTGATGAATTTGGTGTAGATTTCAATAAGACGGCAAGATTTAACTTCCTTAGAGAGGAATTAAGGACTGTGGCTAATCTGAAACTTGAGATTGGAGATATTATTGGTTGGGATGATGCTTATTGGGAAATTGACACTAAGAGTGAAAGCCAATATATAGCAGGTAAAAATCCTAACACCGATAAAGGTGATGGGGCTCATGGTGGAAACTTTTCAGTACTGTGTGAAACTCACCAAACTCGTAAAACCAAGCTCAATATCGAAAAGATACATCGAGCGTATAATAATAAGCTTAGGAATATATAATGGCAAAAGAGATAGATAGATCCAAACAGATCGATATGACCGGCTCTAAGAAAGCCGTTTCCCTAGGTTTATACGATATAGATTCCGTTATTAAATATTATTTTGATAATGTAATCCAACCCACTGTGATAGATGCCGATGGCAAAACCCCTGTACCTATAATATATGCTTCTCCTGAAAAATGGAAGTCCATATCTAAGTCGGGATTCCTCAGAGACTCTAAAGGCAAGATACAACTACCAGCAATTGCATATCACCGAACCTCAATGGAAAATTCTATTATTGGTACAAAAGTGGACGTAAACAACCCTATCGTCCAATCTTATCAGAAATCATGGACGAAGAAAAATAGATATGATAACTTTGCAGTTCTAAATGGAAGAGTACCAGTAAGAGAATTCACAAATATAGTGGTGCCAGACTATGTTAAGTTATCTTATGAGTGTATTATATGGGCAGACTATATAACACAATTAAATCTAATCATAGAAGATATTAATTACGCTGCAAATCAGTATTGGGGAAATGAACGCTTCAAATTCCTATCAAGCATATCCAGCTTTGCTACATCCTTAGCCTCTGATAACGGAGAAGACCGTGCTTCAAAGGCTACATTCACAATAGAAATGAATGGCTACATCATACCAAATAACATCCAAAAATCATTAAGTAACTTCGATCCAAAAACATTTTCTTCAGCGAAGATTGTTGTTGGTACCGAAGCATTAGGGTCGCTGGATGATATCCCAAATAAAGAATAAGAGTTTATATTATGTCAAAAGAAAAAAAGTTTACACCAGAAGAAATGAAAGCAGTTTCATCTATCAAATCATCATTCGAAGAATTAACATTCAAATTCGGCCAAATCGAATTAGAAATACAAAATCTAGAATTAGAAAAAACAAAGCTAAGAGAAGAGCTCATTTTGGTAAAAGCCAATGAATCTAAAACTATAGCTAATATAACTGCCAAATATGGGGACGGCACATTAGACCCCGAAACTGGGGTTTTTATCGCCAAATAGGTGATGTTTGAAATCCTTGAAATATATTTATATATTGAATAATAATACAATCTACTAGGAGACGATTAAATGGCTGAAAAACTAATAAGCCCAGGTGTATTTACACAAGAAAACGATTTATCATTTGTACCCCAAGGTATTGGTGAGATTGGTGGAGCCATTATAGGACCTACCGTCAAAGGGCCTGCTTTAGTCCCAACAATAGTAACGAGCTATCCGGAATACGTCCAACTATTCGGTGATACATTCACATCTGGCAGTACAGTAACAGAGTACTTAACATCAATCTCAGCAAGAGAATATCTAAAGCATTCAGGTGCTTTAACCGTAGTTAGAATCCTTGGAGATGACTATTCAAATGCAACTGCTTCTGTCGATGCTTCAGGATCTGTTAGCACACACCCATCAGCATCATCTGGTTCATATACAGTTGCGTCATTTGCTACTGACGACAGATATAAGTTTACAAACCCGGTCACCTCAGTAGAAACAGTGTTTGTTTCATCTGTCAGCGGAGATGGCGACTCGCCAGACGGGCTAATCAACTTTTTTGAAAAAGGTGCTGACGCTGTAACCCAATCCTTTAATCTAGCAGCAGCAGTTAATGATGCTGCCATAGGATTAACAGCTTCAAGTCCTTTGACTACAGCAGTATTTTCGATCACTTCATCTGTATTAGGTGATGCATATAACGCCTTTACATTGACTACTGCTTCAGCTGTAGCCCCAAACACATACACTTCAGCAATTTCAACATTAGGTGGTGTTACTGTAGCAGGTACAGCTACCCTTCCATTTAAGTTAAATACTATCGCAGATGGTGCAACTATGAACTCCTATGGAGACGAAACTACTAACAACGTTTTGTTAAATGGTACTAAGGACAATTTAAGATATGAGATTACAAACGTCAGTGAGAAAAAGGGTACATTTACTCTATTGATTAGACGTGGTGATGATACTTCTAAACGAAAGGCTATCTTAGAAACTTGGTCAGGTCTAAGTCTTGATCCAAATTCAAATAACTTTATTAGCAAACGTATCGGTGATCAATTCCAAACTATTAATGGAGGGGCTACAGATGGAACATACCTCCAACCAACAGGTAATTTCCCAAACAAGTCAAAGTATGTCTATGTATCTGATGTTAATGAGATACCAGATTACCTTGATGCAAATGGAAACACTTCTTCAGTGAACCTTCCAAACCTACCTAAAGCATCCTCTGGATCTTTCGGATCGGGAGACGACGGTACAAAAGCACCAGGTGAAGCTTCATTCTTCAAAGCCATTACCTCCGCAAACGTACAGGGCTTAGACCCTACTCAAGCTGCTAGTGGCTCGGATTCATATGGATATGCAATAGACTTACTAAGCAATGCCGATGAGTACGATGTTAATATGATATGGATGCCAGGTCTAAATGCTACAAACCATTCAACATTGACTAACAAGCTAATTACTGCTTGTGAAACAAGAGGTGATTGTTTTGCTGTTATTGATCCTTGTTTAGCTGAACTGAATATAGTAGATGCTACTAGTGTAGGTGCAGATCTTGATACAAGCTATGCAGCTATGTATTGGCCTTGGGTACAGACTTCAGCAAATGGTAAATACCAATGGGTCCCACCTTCAACTCTCATTCCTGGTATTTATGCCTTTAATGATAAAGTTGCTGCTGAATGGTATGCTCCTGCAGGTCTTAACCGTGGTGGTTTAGAAAC